TTCTCTTTGGTGATCCATCGGAGATTCGAACTCCGGACACCTTGATTAAAAGGGATAGTTGATTGCGCGAAAAACGTTGATATATATAGGTAAACGCGAATGTGTGTTCACAATTTGTTCCCAACCGTTAAAAAATCACATGTGCTTAATTATAACAAATTGACCGCTTTTTGAAGCTGATCGATGTCAACATGGGTGTAGACTTTATTGGTAACGACTTCCGAAGAATGTCCCATGAGTCGCTGAATATCCCATTTATCGGCGCCGTTGCGGTGCAACATAGAAGCAAATGTGTGCCTGGTCGCGTGTGGCGTCAGGCGAGGCAAGTCGAGCGCCTCAAGTGTAGGGTAGTACCATTTTGCGCGAAAGTAGCGCGCTGTTACCGGGACGAGTTTGCCGTTGTGCTCATGGCAAACTATTGTCGGTCCACCTTTATCGAGCCACTTTTGCAGATACGGCATTACTTTATCGGAGACCGGGACAACTCTATTCTTTCCGGCTTCGGTCTTTTCGCCGCCGCGAAGAGTATGATTTGCGGCATCCCAGCTGAACGGCGTAAGTGCCAAAAATTCATTGATTCTCCAACCCGTGTAGCACATAATCAGAATTAGGTCTGCGTACATAAAGCCTGCCTTTGCGGCGGACTCGAGTTTTTGCAAATCGAGATCGCTGAACGGTACCTTTTCTTTCGTTTCTGCTTTTGGGAGGGTGACGAAGCTTGCATAATTTTTGACAACAATGTCATTTTGCACGGCGTAATCACAAAGCAGGGAAGCGAAGAGTTTTATTTTTTGCAGAGAAGAGGCGGAGAGTCCGTTCTGATGTGCCGTGTCAACGACTGTCTGGAAATGGGCGGCTCGCAAATCTTTTACTTTATATGAACCGAGTACAGAAAGCTTGTTCCATGCGGCATTATAATTATCCTGTGTCTGTTTCGCGAGATTCTTGAATTTCTGTAATTTTTTATATTCGGCGCACAGCTGTGCGAGTGTGATGTTTTCGGCAGAAGCCGGAACATCAAGATGCGGAGTCTTATGCCATGCGCCGAGAGCTGTCATTGCCTCTGCCCTCGTGGCGTAGCAGCCTATCAGCTTGCGTTGCTTTTCGAGGGAATATTCGGAGCTGCTCTGCGGAGCAAGAACAGCCCAGGGTTTGCGCCGGTTTCCGCTGAGTTTGCGGATCGTTCCATATCCGTTTGGATTTTTCATAAAAAACACCGCTCCTTTACTTGTGTTTCCTCAGAGCGGGTGATATAATAAATATATCAATCCACTCTGTCGTAGGTGTGTGTTGATTTTCTTGAGCCCTCGGTGTTCCAGCACCGGGGGTTCTTTTATTTATCTTTTGTCTTTTCTGAAATGCGTTTTTTCTCCTCTGCTCTTTTGATTTGCTCTATACTCTTTTCGGGTGTCGGCAAATTCTCGGGCATGACTCCGCCGAGTTCTTCTATGGTCTTTCTCACTTTTCTTCCAACATCATAGTGCGTTTGATTTGCCTTTTCTTTGCCGCGAACATTTTCTCTGCGAAGCTTTTCTTCCGTTTGAGTTGCACGAAAGAGATTGGCGGCGAGTTCTGTGCTGCCCATGTGGTCGAGAATATTTTGACTCTTTTTTAATCCCTTTCGACGGTGAATATCTTTAGCACCGAGACCGCCGTAGAGACCTTGATATCCTTTATTCTGAAAGATTGCATAGTCTTTGGGGTCAATGATTCCGGCATCGTGCGCGGCGTTTGCAAGAGCTGTATTGTGGCGCTTCATCTCGTTTCGAATGGCAAGCCTCTTCTGATCTTCGGTCAGCTCTTCGTAATTGTCAATGAGCTCTTGCTGGCGCGTTTTTACGGCAAAGTATGATTGCCCGAGAGCTATTACTTCTTTGCGAGGATCCCCGTTCATGACAATCAGATAACATGCATACCTGGAAAGCATAACATCATCCACCTCGCGCTCCGCGCCAGAGCCGATGTCAACCATTTTGCCAACGTCGGCAAAATGGTCATCAATTGCAAATCCGCTGTTCTTGCAGGCGAGTTTTGCTCGTTCAATCGTATCTGAAAAACGGCGCCACTGTGTGTAATCCAAAACGGTCTGAAGCTCTCTTGCAAGCCAATATTCCTGCCCGTCGTCGTTAATATGTTTTATGTCCTCAAAAATTTGCTCATTATATGTGGTTATTTCAGAAGTCATGGTTTTGAAGCCCCCTCGTTCAATTTATATATTTGTGATTCGCGCTCTTTTTGCCCCATAGCCTTCTGGCGCATTTTCTGTAAAATCCGCCATCAACAAGAATAGCGGGTTTAAACCTATCTGTAAATTCTTCTCTTTCAAACTTTAAACCACCTTTTACTATTAGTTTTTAATTATCTCCCTTACAAGAAGATACGGTATGCCCAGGATGCGATAGTGCTCGAGATCCGTGCCGGTTAACTCTTTGGGCGGATATGACGGATTGAGGGGGCTGAGCCTAACCATGCCATCAAAGATATCGATACGCTTGAGTGTCGCACATTCGCTGTCGTAAATAACGGCACCAACATCTCCGCTGCGCTCAATAAAGGTTTGCCGAAGAATGAGGACTTTATCGTCAGTGTGGTATGTCGGGTACATTGAATCACCGTGTACCTTTAGAACAAAAAAGTCGGATTTGCTTCGTCCCTTGAGAAAAGAGCGTGGGACATCTATGGTTTCGCCGCTCCAATCCTCGACTGCAATTTCTTCATATCCGGCAGCAATATTGCCTATTACCGGGAACGTAACAACATCTTCGGTCACATTCGGAGAAACGAGGTTTAGCGGCTTCATGGGAACATCTGCACCCATTAACCACGGAATAGATACATTTAAAATTTTTGATATTTCTTCAGTTCTTCTTTGTTTTGGTGCGTAGATTCCTTTTTTATAATTGCTTATTGTAGCGTCAGCGACATTCAACGCTCTCGCAAGTTCCGCTGCGGTCATATTTCTGCGTTCTAAGGCTTCATTTAATCTTTCTGCAAAGCTTGGCATATTGATCACCTCGCCTATACAATATCACAAAGCCAACGAAAACGCAAGTAAAAACGAAAAAAACTTTTGAAAAACTTGTGAAAAAGTATTGACTTGTGAAAACGCAAGTGATATAATCGAACCAAAAGGAGGTGAAAGCGATAATGTATGATTACTCAAATTTGCTCGGCGCAATGAGGCAAAGAGGTATAACCCAGAAAAGCCTTGCAAAAAGCGTCGGAAAAAGCGAAGCGACGATTAACCGCAAGCTCTGCGGTGCAAGGGAGTTCACGCAAAGCGAAATGTTCAAAATACTTGAGATTATAGGCGAGCCGGTCGAAAGAGTCTCCTTTTATTTTTTTTACTCATCGACTTGTGAAAACGCAAGTTACAGTTAACCGAAGAAAGAAGCTGAAAAAAGAAAACGAGGTGGGGAGAAAAACAAAAATTTTCATACTACAATCACTTAAAAGGAGGTACATAAAATGCCGCGAGTTTTGAAACCGAAGCCTACAAAAGAAGAAATCCTCGCGATTGACGGCAGCGTGCCGGTTGAGATGGCCGCGAGGTATCTCGGACGACCGAAAGACTTTATCTATAACGGACTGCAGAAGCAGGCGCTGCCGATCGGAACCGCGTATATCCGCGAGAAAGAATGGTGCTACGACATACGACCGCAGGCGCTGGTTGAATACAACGAGCATGGCGGAGTAATGCAGCACAAGGAGTTTGAACACTTCGTGCGCGCGATGATAGCCAACGCCGTTGAAATGGCGATGTTTGCAGAGGACTGAATAAAATATTTGGTCAGTGTAATTAACCCCTCTCTGCCACAAAAGGCGAATGGCAAGAAAATGAAATTAATGCAATAAGAAAGGAGATGAAACTATGCTCAACATGCTAATAGCCGTTATAACATCAAGCGCAGTGACAATATTGTGGTTGAAGTGGTTTTGGTCTGCTGCGCAAAAAAAAATCGGTAAGCAAAACGAAGAGTTGACTCGTATGCTCACCGAATTTGTTGAAAGGTATATCGAGAAAGTCATTAAAGACAGACATTAATGAATGCCTCTCCGAATGGATTCAAGCAGGCTCGACCTTTTTCAATATAAACTTTTCGCATTACATTGCTAAAGCTGTTTTTGAAAATTGCCAATTTTTCAAATTCATCATAGCTCGTTGTGAGACTTGAACCATCAAAGCTTATGTCAACAAGTCCAAGGCGATCAAGTGATGTAATTGATGTACTTTGTCTGCCTATATCGCCAATTTCCGAATTTGCAATGAATACATTTTGATGAAGAACGATGTGTACATTTGAAAAACCAGAAATCTTTTCCGTTGCGATAGGCGGATTTCCGCAGATATTGACGATTGGGAGATTATGTGAGTTCTTAAAACATTTCAAAGTGTAGGCATCGTCAGGGGATAGTTGCTTTATTATCTCGACAAATGCGGGATGAACCGTATCAGCAGTATCTTCTTGCATTGCTTTCGCCAACAGATTGGCGAATAAGTCTCGTAATGTCTCATTGTCGGTAGTATAGGCGATTGCTTGTAATGCAGGCACTGCAACATAGGCTTCAGGAGTCTTTATTTGTTCGGGGTCAACATCTTTAAGTTTCTCTTCCAATAGCTTTTTTGTTGCCTTTAATGAGTACTCTCCGTTCAGCACATATTTTTCAAGAGGTGTCAAAGCAACGCCTATGGCACGAGGTAATAAACTGACAATCTCTCCGATTCTTTTCGCCGACGGATGAACAAGATCATCGTAAGCTTTTTCAATTGTGCCGCCTAATCCAATGTTTGTATCCATTTATATCATATTCCTTTCTTTTGCCAATTGAAAACTGTTTCAATAAGCGAATATACAAATTAAGTATAACACATAAAAAGAAATAAAACAACCGCATGAAAGGAGCTTTGTAAATGAAAGAGAGGTGGGACTATGACAAAGTTTGATAAACGAGTAAAAAAAGCTTTTGCGCATATGACGGCAATCATATACGCAAAAACTCATCGAATCGAAACCGTTACGCTTACACAGCCGGCGTACTGCCGCGGAAATAGCAACTGCGGCAGAGACCGGCGTGGGTTGTGGCATTGTAACTGTCTTAACCAAAGTAAGCAAGAGCCCCGAAAACAGCAGCAACAATAGAGGCTATTGTTGCTACAACGGAAACGACTACAGTAACGACGAAGCGAATCCGATCTGTTTTCTCTTTTGAGGCAGGTGTCTCGACCAGCTGATGAATCTCATCGACACCGGGAAGATAATACCGCTTATATGACAAGTCAATCACCCCCTTTCAAGAGAAAGTATATCACACAAAAAGAAATAAAACAACGAGAAAGGAGTTCCTGCGATGTCCCAAACGGCAGAACTCGACCTGTCGGCGGTGCCTGACAGCGAGATGACGCATTTAGCCCGGTCAACGCTTCGCGCGGTAGAACGGTATTTTGAAATTCCGGGCGTCAGAGAAGAATACGAGCTGTGGCTCAAAAAAAGAAAGACGGCATAAAGAAAAGAAAGGAAGAAAAGAAAATGATTAAAAGCTTAAAAGAAGCTCACGATGCCAAAGTCCACTATTTAAAAAGTGGCGATATCGACAAAGCGGCAACGATGTCCGAATTGCTTAGCGTAATGCTCGCGCAAGAGATTTTAAATGCTTTCGGCGGAATCGGAACATCGGACATGTGTGTAATTGTAGCAGCCTGCAAACTGGCAATATCAGCTGTTGAGGATTCCGCCGATAAAGCTGGGCTTACCGTTAAAGACGTGCTTGGCGCAGCGGACAACCTTGTTACTTTAGCAAACCGGCACACCACAAGGCTGACTATTGTTAATCCGATGCACAAGGGGGCTGGCAATGATGACTAAAGACTTGCTTATCATCGGCGCGGTCGTCGCGCTGGTGGCGATTATGCTTCTTGCGGCTCTGCCGGAGATAACGAGCGCGATGCCGGATGTTTACTATGTCGAGCCGACCGAGTCGGAAACAGCGACAGAAGCAGAGCCGGAAACGGTTTTGCAGTCAACTGCAAACATTAGATACGCCCTGACCGCCGCCGAGCGCGACGAAATCGAGCGGGTAGTCATGGCTGAGGCGGGAGCCGAGCCGTATATAGGTCAGATGGCGGTCGCCCAATGCATACTTAACGCCTGCGAGCAGGAGGACAAGCGGCCGCTCGAAATCGTCCGCAGCTTTGGCTACACCGCCGCCCGACCCGAGCCGAGCGACGAGGTCAAAAAAGCCGTCGCCAAGGTTTTTGACGACGGTGAGACTGCGACAGATCGCGAAATACTTTATTTTTATGCTCCGGCGCTCTGCCAGAGTTTATGGCACGAATCGCAGATCTATGTCTGCACAATCGGCGGACACCGATTTTTTGAGGAGGCGGCGAAGTGAGCAAAAACACCTGCATCGCCGTGCTGGTGATGTCGATATTTTGTAGCGTAACGAGTCTGTGCCCGGGCGATGAAAGATACAAAAAAGTGCACGCTTTTTTGGGCTGGCTTAATGTTGCGCTGTGGGTATGCATTTATATTCGTGACATATTTTGAGAGGAGAATCAAAAATGATTAATAATAAAAACCTTACTAATGCACTCCGCAGGTTGTCAGTGCAGACCGGATCTCTCGCCTGCTTTGGCTGCGGATATGAACACAATTGCGACATCCACGGCTGCGCGCTTATCCGCGCCGCGAGGGAACAGCTCGAAAAGCTGACTGCATCGCCGTGGATAAGCGTCAATGACTGGCTGCCAAAGGATGATGTGCGTGTTGATAACGGTGATAAAGTCCTTGTGATTGTTAGTGGCAGGCCAAAGAAGAATGTACAATATGTTGATGCATGTGAAATTGCAGAATATTACTACGAAGACGGCTGGTATTTTGATGCCTATCCAGAGTGGGAAGATCCACAGGTGACCTACTGGATGCCGTTGCCCGAACGACCGGAAGATTGCCATGACTAACGAAGAAGTCAAGCAGGCGCTTGTCACCGGCAAACCGGTCATATACTTCGTGCCGCTCGTCGGCGATGTCAGATATGACAGAGTGTCTGCGGTCATATATCGCATAATCAACGGAGAGCTCGCAGTCACCGCCGAGCTTGAGGGCAGGGAAGGCAGGTCAACGGCCACGGTCCGAATTGACCGCCTGCGATTTAAGGAGGATAAAGAAAATGGCGCTGAAATTTGCAATCCAGACGGTGTTTGAGATCGCCGTCGCCGTACTTATCATCTATGGGTTCATCCGCGAGGACAAGCTTATAGCATTTGAGGACAAGGTTAAATCAAGCATCAAGAGCAAGAGGAGCGGCCGCGATGAGCTCGACAGAAAAAACAGCTGATATGCCAGGGAGCGGGCAGAAGTGGCGCAGAAAGAAGATTTGCAAGACTTGTTACTGGCTGCGCAAAATCGACAGCGCAAGTCAAGGCTGGGACGGGAAGTGCTGCGTCTTCACCTATGAAACTGAGCGGTTTCGCGAAATTCCCGCGACTAACGATTTTTGCGCGTACTACAAAAAAAGGAGGGTCCAAAGATATGACTGACGGCAAAATAGTGACACGCGCGGAAATCAGCGGAGCGAAGCCTGTGACGCTGCTGTTTCGGCCAAACCGCGCAGAAGGCGAATATGCCGTGAAATACACCGACGGCGGAAAAGAGACCGAGTGGAGCTTCCGCGACGGTCGCGAGGCACTGAATAAATACCTCGAGCGAATTGAGCGGGCTTTGTGGCCGAGGCTCGATAAATATGAAAAAGGACGCCCTGATGCGACAGGACGCCCCGGGGATGTTGCCGAGGCAACATCAGACACCGTCAATATTATAACATTGCCGCCGAAAAATGTCAACGGAGGCACAAAATGAAGATAAAATCCTACAAGTGCCCGCAGTGCGGGCGAGAATATAATTATGCGAACGCGAGCGGGTTGAAGCTCTGCCGCGCCTGCGGCTGTGAGCTCGACAGCCTGACTGTCTACTCGACGGATGACGGCAGCACGGCCAGCGACCAAACCGCCGAGACCAAGCGCGAAAACCGCGAGGCCGAGGAGCAGGAAGCGCTTTTTGTGTGGGCGGAGTACCAATCCGCCGCACAGCCGGAGCTGCGGCTTTTATATCACGTTCCGAACGAAGGCAAGCGTAGTGTCTCATACGGTGCAGCTCTCCGGCGGCAGGGGATGAAAAAGGGCGTGCCCGACCTCTGCCTGCCTGTCGCCCGGGGGAAATACCACGGCTTGTACATCGAAATGAAAGCCGGCCGAAACAAGCCGACGGTTGACCAGCAGTGGTGGCTTGAAGCGCTTGAGCGACAGGGTTTCCGCGCCGTGTGGTGCTCCGGGTGGGAGCGGGCAAAGGAAGAAATATCGGAATATTTGAAATTATGATGCAATTTTTGGCGAGCTAACTCGACATCAACACGATTTAAAGGAGAAACAGAAAAATGACAGAACTGATGAAAAAAGCAATAGCCAAAATCGACGCCGAGGGCGAAAAGGGTGGCACGAATCAGAAGCGCATAGCGCAGTATATCATCGATGCGCTTATAACCGACGATATCAGTGCGGGCAAGGTCACGGACAAAAAAAAGAGCCTTGCGGACTGTGTGAAAGCCGTGACGGGAAAAGCAAGAAAGCATGCCGAGAACGGCTGCGCGATGGTCGAAGATGAAACGGTCTACTCTTGGATCCGCGAATATTACGGAATCGCCGAAGAGCCGAAGACCGACAACATTATCAGCCTTGACCTTGCGGATCTGCTCTGAGGTGGCGACATGGGACAAAAAGCGAAGAAAATCACCGAAGAACAGTATCGGCACGCCCAAAAAATGGCTTTTGCCAAGTCGATCGACGGTCTGCCGAAAAAGGTCGCGCAGTGGGTTGACGACAGCGTCCTGCTGGGGAGCCGCTATCTCTTCACGCACCGCGAAAACGGCGTCAGATACGGACACTGTACGCACTGCCACAAAGATGTGATGCTTGAGCTCGGCAGAACATACAGCGCCGCCGATGTGCAAAATGTCAACTGCAAACACAAGGAAATAGGCTTTTGCCCGGCGTGCAAAAGCACGGTCGAGTTCCGCGACAGCGGCAGAGGCAGAAAATATATGTGTGACCAAAAATATATCCTTTTTGCCACGAAGCTGCGGGACGGCGGAATCCTCGTCCGGGCGGGATTCGTGGAGCGCGATTACCGCCTGGACTATACAACAGTCAAGACCAATTTTTTTGAGGAATATCGGGTCTATTACAACACCGGCGTTGACGCTGTGTGGGCGAAAAGGTGGTCGTATGGGTTTCACGGCTGGGAGCTGGACTGGGAGCGCATGGCGACCATACCGGAGCCAAGCTCAAGACAGCCGTGGTATACGGACGAAAAAAATTATGCCGAAAACCATTATTATGGCTTTAATGACGAGACTTTTAAAAACACCAATTTGCAGTACGCGCAGATGTCGGCATATATGGAAAACTTCGGCGGAAATCCTTGCGGCTGGCTTGATACATATGTCAAATATCCGGTACTGACGGAAAAACTGGTGAAGGAAGGCTTTATCAGGCTTGCGGTCAATAACTCGTGGACGAATGGAGTTGTCAACCGCCGCGCGAAGACCGTTTCGGCGGCTCTCGGGCTGACGAAAAAGGAGTTGCGAGAACTACCCGAAAAAACGCGCGATGCCGTGCTTTATGCGCAGCTTGCCAAAAAGTACGGCATCACAACAGATCAGGCGATAGCGTACAGCGCCTCTGACGATTATTGCGTCTCGCAGATTGAAAAGCGTCTGCCTTTTAAAAAAGCGGTTAAATATCTCGACAAGCAGGAGGAAACGATATACACGCTTTGTGATTACTGGCGAGATTGCGAAAAGCTCAAGCTTGACCTCAAGCGCGAGGATATCCTCCTGCCACCGAATCTCGCGCAGGCGCACCAGCGCACAAACGAAGCCCTTGCGGAAGCAAGACGTCAAAAGGAGCTCGAAGAGACGCGCGAAGCGCAGAAAAAATTTGAGAAACATCTCAAAAAGCTTGAGCGGGATTTTGCCTTTGAAAGCGGCGGCATGTTGATTCGCCCGGCGCGAAGTCACGCCGAGCTTATCGACGAGGGAAGCGCTCTGCACCACTGCGTCGCGACGTATGCCAAAAAACACCTGAGCGGGCAGACGGTTATCTTTTTTATCAGAAAGAAAAGCAAACCGGACAAGCCTTTTTACACTCTGGAATATAACCCGAAAACCGAGAGCATCATCCAGTGTCGAGGTTTGAATAATTGCGGCAAGACCCCGGAGGTCGAGGCTTTTGTCGAGGCATGGAGCGGGTACATCAGAAATAAAAAGAAGAAGAGTCACGCGGCAGCGTGAGAGAGGAGAAACATATGAACGAAGTAATCAGGAGCATGGAACTCAGCGGGAACCTGAGCGAGGAACAGAACGAGGCGTTAAATCTTCACTATGAGATAATCGCAAAAGGCAACCTTGCCGCGTCCGCTATGGTGGACTTTTGTCAGAATCTTAAAAGAATGCGCGACGAGCGCAAATATCTTTTACTCGGGCACGAGACGTTTGAAGAATATGTCGAGCAGGATGTCGGGATCAAGCAGCGGCAAGCCTATACATATATACAGGCACTCGAGTCGCTCGGCGAGAAATATTTGCAGTCGAATGCAAGTCTCGGAATCTCGAAGCTCGGAATGCTTGCCGCCCTGCCGTGGTACGAACGCAAGGAAGTCGAGGAGAATAACGACGTCGCGGAGATGTCCACCCGCGAACTGAAAGAGACTATCAGCAAGCTGCACGAGGCGCAGGAGCAGTTGACGCTTATCACCGCCGAGCGCGACGAGCTCGTGAAAAGCAGTCAGGAGCACGAAGACCTTTCCGACACCGTCCGCCGCCTGCGCGAGGAGCTGAAAGCGGCGTCCGAAAAGCCTGCCGCGACAGTCATGCGCGAGCCGACCGCCGAAGAGATAAAGCAGTACACCGTCGACGCGATTGAAAAAGAGCGTGCAAAGGCAAAAAAGGACAGAGAAAAAGCCATAGCCGAAGCCGAGAAGCGGGTGCGCGATGCTGCCGAGAAATCTGCCGCCGACGAGCTCGGCAGGAAGACCGAGGAGCTTGAGAAGAAATACAAGGCGGTGCTCGACGCCGCCGAAAAAGAAAAGAGCGAGCTGACCGGACGGCTGGAAAAGGTTGAAAAGGACGCGAAGCTCACCGCCTCGCCGGAGGTCGCAAAATTCAGCGTCTATTTTGACAGCATACAGAAATATATCAATGTCATGCGCGACATTATCACGTCGATGGACGACGAGACCACCGCCGCCAAGCTTCGCGCAGCGATGCAGAAGCTCGGAGCGCTGCTGCAGGAGGGTTGAGTATGGATATAAAAATAAAAGAGAGAATAGGCCAGACTATAGGCACATTGTTGGCAGAGCAAAACAAGAAACAGAAAGATCTCGCGAAAGAACTCGGCGTAACGGATAATACGATTTCGTATATTGTGGCTGGAAAGAGGGCCCCGAATTTAGCGCAGATAACGACAATTGCAAGGTTTTTTAATGTATCGACCGATTTTATTTTTGGCTACGATTACCCCGGCGCGCAGACTGAGGCGGTTAAGTGCATAATGAAATTTTTAAAGGATGCACAAAGGATGTGCAGATGTGTAGATGATTGCGACTTTTGCAAAAACAGATCAAACGATACCTGTTATATAACTAATTATCTTTCGGATGATGATATAAACGAATATATTGAATCTGTTTTCGAATGGACAAACTGCCACCCGCGAAAAACCTATGCGTGGGACTTTTTCGAGAAGTTCCCGAAAGCAAAGCCGGATAAAGAAGGTGTGCCGTGGATATGCCGTGCCAACTGCTACGGTGGGAGCTGCCAGTACTCCGTCGTTTCCGGAGCGGGTCCGGCACCGTGTAAAGCTTGCTGGAATGAAGAAATGGAGGCAGCGGACGATGAATAAAAAGAAAGCCGGAATCCTGATGTGCACACATTTTAACTGCGATCACCGTCGCGGGAATTACTGCTGTTTCCAGTGTCAGAAAATTGGCACTTGTAAGAACCCTTGTTACAACAGCCCGCTGAAATGCGGACTGGCAAAGGAGGTTGCGATGCTTGATTTAAAACCTTGTCCACAATGCGGCGAAGTGCCCGAAATCGGATATGCTTGCGGCGAATATTTTATTTTATCAATATCAAGAGCAGTGGGAGCTTGCGTGTGCAGTTCTTTCGCCGAAATGCACTCAACCAAAGAACAAGAAATCGAAGCTTGGAACAAGTTTTGCAAAGCGGAAAGGAACCTTTTATGAAAATCAAAAAAATCATAAGCCTGTGTAAGGCGAATAAGCACATCTCGCTGTACGATATGACAACGCAGATGCTCGGCGACGGTCTCGCCGCCTATTACCTTAACGACTGCCCGGTGTTTTCAATCGATTCGCTTATGACATCTTTCGATATCACACCGACACAGGCGGACAAAATCGTGCAGCGGTACACCGCCGAGCCGCCGGAAGCGTTTTTGAAGATGGTCAAAGACGAATTTGACGGAGAAGAGCGCTGCGATCCTCTGCCGATATCTCTGCGGATAGGCTCTTACGACTATATACCATATAAAACTTCGGCCGGGATAGAGTTTGTCGAATCGAAATATCTTGAGCCGCTTGATGTGGACGAATTTGAATTGTATTACCGTCAGACGGGGTCCGGCGCGTTCTTCGCGGCAAAAGCCGGATTCTTTGTGATGGCGATTATCCCAATCAGCACAACGCGGGTGCTGACTGAAAATACCGTCGGATATCTCGACGAGCTTTCGTCGATGAGTTCGATAAAATACGAAAATTTGAAATGAGGAAGTGAAAAGCGGTGCGAGTCAAGAAACGAATATTTTCCGGCGCGGTTTGCGAGCAGGAAGTCTACACGGTTTCTGACCGCACCGCCAATGTCGCAAAAGCGCAGTACAAGCCGGTGCTCCGCACGGACGAGGAGCGCGAGCGCCACAATCTGATGATAGCAAGGCGGAAGCACGCGCGAGTTTTCAACGAGAATTTCTCGCCGACTTCCCTTTATTCCACTCTTACCTTTGACAATGGCCACGAAATACACGACTGGGGCGAGGCGCGCCGGTTGCGTACATTATATAAACGCAGACTACAATACGCGTGCCCGGAAGCGAAAATCAACCTTTATATGGGACGCGGCAGAAACACAAAAAGAATACATTTTCACATGGTCTCAGACGGCGTGCCGGAAGAGATCATTAAAGCGCAGTGGATCTATGGCGATATCGTGCAGATCGAGCACCTGCGCCGACACAACTATTATAACGGTATAGACCACGGTTGCGATTACACAGGTCTTGCCAATTACTTATTCGACCATTGGGCGCCCGAGCAGGGCACTAAACATAGATATTTATCAACCCGCAACATGCGGCAGCCTGACAGCGAGGACGCAAAGGTCGCGCTCCGGAGCTACAGCCCGGACAACCCGCCGATCGCCCCGAAAGGCTATCGCCTTGTCGAGTGCATTCAAAACAGATTCGGATATATGTGTTTTAAATACATAAAGGAGCCCGAAGACGAGCCGCCGAATCGACCGAGAAAAAGGAAAAACTGCTGACGGATGTCAGCTTTTTAAAGCCTTGTAAATGTGTCAAGTTTCACGACGAAGAGGAGGAAAACAAAATGAACCAAACGAGAGCAGAAAAAGCACTTGAATTTTTTGAGGCAGAGATGAGCCAAGGGAAGTGCTTTGACGAGTGTCCGCAATGCAACGCGATGGAGTGCGCGATTGAAGCGTTGAAAGAGCACATTGCTGCCGAAAAAATTTTGCATTGCAAAGACTGTAAAAACTTTGTCAATTGCGAAACTTATTGCTATTGTGAAGAATATGGCGGACTTGTGAAAGAGAACGACTATTGCAGCCGGATAGAAATAAAAGCGAAAAGAGGCGAAGGTAGACAATGAGAGAAATACTGTTTAGAGGTAAAGATTTTTCCGGAGTCATAAATCATAGTTGGTGCTTTGGCAGTTTGGACACAACTGAGGACGACAGAGCAATAATTATATATCCCGATAGGTTTGGAAACAAATGTCGAATTTTTGTTAATCCTGAAACTGTGGGGCAATACGCAGGATTAAAGGATAAAAACGGCACAAAGATTTTTGAGGGCGATATAGTGAAGAGATTTTGGTTTGGCAAAATGTGCATTTATCAAATTGACTATGACAACGGTCTCGCAAGTTTTATCGGGCGAGCGGGCATGAAATTTACAACATTTGACTATGATTCGGCCGAATTTGAGGTTGTCGGGAATATACACGATAACCCAGAGCTGTTAAGGGGAAACGACAATGCCGAGAGATAAGGATCTGCCAAAAAAATATGACATACCCCGCGAACGCTATCGGGAGCTGAAATACTTTTGCCTACAGTATCCACGAAAAAAGGAGCGGGCAAAAGATACATATGCTTTATCGGCGGCGGCGCCATCCGGGATGCCGTCCGCTTCGGGCTGCTCTGATCCGACGGCAAAAAGGGCAGAAAGCCGGGAGCGGGAAAAGAAAGATGTCGCACTAATTGAGCGGTGCGTGAAGCTTGCCTGCGGCTCTGATGTCGGACTGATAACACCGTTGCTCAAGAACGTCACGCAGGGGACGCCGTATGAATATATGCCGGTGCCGAGCGGGCGCAGGCAGTTTTATAATCTCCGCCACAAATTCTTTTGCATCCTCGACCGCGAGCAAAAATAAAAGAGTGCACAAAGGGGACCAACTTGAGCCTATAATGGGTAGTGTAGAGTACTCTGATAAGCGAAAAGCGCGGAATTCCGGATTTTTTGAATCACTGGAGGAAGTGTAACTTGGAGTACTTGGACAAGATATTTCTCGGCGACGGAATCGCCGGGATGAAAATCTATCCTGACAACAGCATTGACATGATTCTTTGCGATCTGCCATACGGCATGACGGACTGCGCGTGGGATAACGCGCTGGACTTTGGCCTTTTGTGGTCGCAGTATTGGCGGATTCTGAAAGGCAACGGCGCTGTGGTGCTTACGGCCGCACAGCCGTTTACGACCGACGTCATTAACAGCTGCCGCCGATTTTTCCGCTACTGCTGGTATTGGCAGAAAAATATGCCGACCGGATTTACCTTTGCAAAATATCAGCCGATGCGCTGCATCGAGGATGTTTGTGTTTTTTACAAAAAAGCGCCGACATACAACCCGCAAGGCATCAAGCACCTTGAGAGGCCTATAGCCGTAAAAGGCAAGCGCGAAACGGATGGCATTTACAAAGACAGCACCCTCGGCAAAGATTCGCTGCGATATGTGACCGGATATCCTCGGAATCTGCTACAGATCAACTGCGAGCGGGGCTTGCACCCGACGCAAAAGCCGGTCGCGCTGTTTGAATACCTCATCCGCACATACACCAATGTGGGCGATACAGTGCTTGATAATTGCATGGGGAGCGGGACGACCGCTATCGCCTGCATCAACACCGGACGGCACTACACCGGGTTTGAAAAAGACGAGCGATATTATCGCGTTGCTCAAAACCGGATCGCCGAACGGCTGAAACAGAGTTCTACATAAAATTCTTTTCTCCTTTCACCGCCTCGCCCTGCGGCGGGTTTTAATAGCAGGGCTTTTATACAAAAGCACATGGGCAGCGGCTGTCCAGAGAGTAGGCGAGGTCCGATTCCTCAAGGTGTTTTGTTCGACTCAAAGCATCATAGGTTCAAAACTCTCATGCATTTAATTTCTGCCGCCAAGAGGGCGAGGAAGCGCGAGAAGTTAAGTATCGGGCACCCTGTACAAATTGGGCGCACAAGTTTGCGGACGGTAAAACGATGACTGATGAAAAGACGCAGCTCGGGCGGCACATATGGCGGCATACGGTTATCTCCGGGGCTAATGACACCGAAGGCGCGGTTTGACTCCGCGCGCCGCCAACACCTTCATTTGACGCACCTCTCTGTGAGCCGGGAGGTGCGCTTTTACAGTCCGTTTTGTTGGACAGTGAAAACTTGAAAGAACTTTGATTTTGTGATATACTCGAAAAAAAGACGAGGGAGAATCACGAAATGAATGTTTTTAAGGTCGGAGAGGAAACACACATCCTCGACGGATACAACGAAGATTGCACCGTATTTGAGGTCGATGAAGCGGGACTTAATATTTTTTATTACTACAGCTCGCCGACCGAAGAAGAAATGCAGGCTTTCGAGCCCAGTGTTCCCGGTGAGATTCGCTTGGCAAGAATAGACGATATACTTTTCCTGTTCTGCAAGCTCGGAACGCTTGCTTGGGCTGAAATGCCGTATGCTATTCAACTTAGCAAACTGACCAATCTTCCAAAGCCGGAAGAAGGCGAGGGCTATAACCTTACGATCATGCTTATTGATCGGGATACTTCGGTTATCAAAAAGATTCGAACGGTAGGTCTCAGCACGAAATTTTCAGAAGCGTTTAGAACGGAAGCGTCAAAAGACATGGCCGATGTTCTTTTCGCGCCGACATACCGCATGCATGTGCGCGAGATTCAAGCCGCATATCCGACGTGGCTGCTTGTTGCCAAGAGCAGAGTAGGATATGAGTTCGGCGACAGAAAAAAATAACATGCGCAGCCTAAAAGGCTGCTTTTTTCATGGTAAAAAATGGAGAACAAAGTATTTACTCAGCCGAAGAAGCGACAGAGTTTTAACATTATGCGCGAAAACGCGATAATAGAAGACCTGACTCCAAAGTTTCCGGAAGACGAAAGCTTTGTGTATATTACATCCGGCGGGTTCAGCTCGATTGCCTTTATCGTTTAAATTGCCGGTCAGACGCGCATAAAGAGTCTGTTTGCGTCAACGCTGCGCGCCGGTGTTCGGCAGGCGCAGATGCTTGACGGTCTGCACAATGATGGTAGATTGGACAAGGTTGATTTGCTCGTCGGCGGTGCGATGAAAGACAATTGCGAGCATAATCGCGGGTATGGATATCTCGAACAGATAACCGACATATTCAAAACAAACGGTTGGACCGTGAATATGTACAACAACCATTCTAAGGTGATGCTTTTCGATACCGATGCCGGAAAGTTTGTTATCGAATCGTCCTCAAACCTTAACGAAAATCCAAAAGTTGAGCAGTTCCGCTTGGAGAAATCAGCGGAACTGTTTGACTTTTACAGCTCGTTTTTTCGAGAAATAAGGGATGAATACAAAAAAATATTTAATTTATAATAGCATTATAAAACTCTCACGCGCGCGACAAATTAAAAGCCTTTGTGACTTTTATAAAACAGAGGAGGTGGCAGAGTCGAATGACAGAGCGGATGATTACTTTTTGTGATGAATTTGTTAAAAGAAAAAGGGCATACGGGGCAGCACGCGAGTCGGCTATTGCTGCCGGTTATTCCGAAAGGTCGGCGGCGACGATGGCGACATATATTTTAAAACGCCAAGATGCGCAGGAATATATGGCGCGGCGAGAGGAAGAAATCGCGGAGAGTATCCGGCGTCGCTTTTTATATGACGCCGCCGATGCCCAGGAAGCAATGGCAGGAATTTTGAAGAAAAAGTATGCCGATGACCGTGATATCATCGCGGCCGCAAAAGATATTCTTGACCGAGCGGGTTTTACAGCGGTTGAAAAAAAAGAAGTCTCCGTCAACGCGCCGCAGATTATCGACGATATAGGAGGCGGCTAATATGGCCGTCAGGCTTACTGACATAATCGCGCCGTCGTTTTATGAGGTGCATCGCGATGTGTGTGCTGGGCAGCATACGCACTATGTGCTTAAAGGCGGGCGCGGAAGCACGAAGAGCAGCTATATATCGCTTGAAATTGTCTGCGGCATCATTAAAAACCCTGACGCGCACGCGATCGTGTTCCGCAAAATTGCAGACACGCTGCGGGACAGCGTTTTTGCACAAATGCTGTGGGCTATTGATAAACTGGGCGTGTCGCAGTATTTTAAAGCGACGGTCAGTCCGATGAAAATCACATATCTGCCGAGCGGGCAAACGATTATGTTTCGAGGTCTTGACGATCCGATGAAAGTCAAGTCCATAAAAATCCCGTTCGGCTATTTTCGTTATATCTGGTTCGAGGAATGGAATCAGTTTTCCGGGATACGGGAAACCGATAATGTGCTGCAGTCGGTCATGCGCGGCGGCAGTAAATTCGATGTTTTTTATTCGTACAATCCCCCCGAGTCGCTGAGGGCATGGGTGAATGATGAGGTGCGCGTAGAGCGCGCCGACCGCCTGGTACATCACAGCACATATTTGACTGTGCCGCAGGACTGGATAGGCGCGCCGCTGCTGTTGGAGGCGGAGCACCTGAAACAGCACTCTCCGGAACGATATAGGCACGAGTTCCTCGGGGAAGTCACCGGCACGGGCGGCGAGGTATTCCGGAACATCAGTATCCGACCCATCAGCAATGAAGAGATTGCGCGGTTTGACCGTATCAGGCGCGGCATAGACTGGGGCTATGCGGTTGACCCGTTTGTTTTTATATCGTGCAACTATGACAAGCCGCGCAGGCGGCTGTACATATACGATGAGATATACGCGGCGGGCATGAGCAACAGACTTGCCGCCGACCGTATAAAATCTCGTGGAGTTGCCGGCGAAATTATCGCAGACTCCGCCGAACCGAAGTCTATAGCGGATATGTATGAATACGGCCTGAGAGTCAGAGGCGCACGCAAGGGTCCGGACAGCGTGAAGCACGGCATAGAATGGCTGCGCGACCTCGACGAAATAATAATAGATTCCGCCCGCTGTCCAAATGCGGCGCGGGAATTTTCATCGTATGAGCTCGAACGGGATAAGGACGGCAATTATAAGGCGAACTATCCCGATAGAGACAACCACACGATTGACGCCACGCGCTACGCCACAGAGAACGACCAGCAGAATGTGAGGGTAACTTAATGATTAACAATATGGACTTGATAAGAGAAAAGCTCGCGTATCACCATACGGCTACGGACGATGAGATTATCAAAACCGTGCTTAAAAATGCGCGGGAAGACCCGGATTATCTGGCGGCATGCGAGGGACTCCGATATTATCGCGGTATGCAGGACATTCTGCAGAAAGATTTTCGCGAGACGGTCGTCTACGAAGAAGACGAAAACAGCCCGGCGGGCATAAAGCGCGGCGGTGTTAAGATAATCAACGAAAACAATTCGAATCACCACAATGTGCATAATTTCCATGCGCTGATGGTCGACCAGAAGGTCGCGTACATCCTCGGCAAGCCACTTTCCGTCTCTGTTGAGGGCGTAAATGACGGAGCGGGCGGTGCAGATGAAAGTCTGAAAGCTTTTGAGGACGCCGTCACCGCAGTGACCTCAGACGAGGCTTTTGTGGACATGCTCCCCGACCTCGCAACAAATGCGTCGAATTGTATCGTCGGATGGCTGCATGTCTATTACTCGGCAGCCGGCAGGCTTTGTTTTGTTGTTATCCCGACGACGGAATGTATTGCCTGCCGCGATATGAGCTATCAGCAGGTGATTACCGACTTTTTCCGCCATTATAAAATAACCGTCGTGCAAAACGGCACAGAGACGGAGCGGGAGCGGGTAGAGTGGTGGACTGCGACAGGGGTAAAACGCTATGTCGAAAACGATGCCGGAGAGTTTGTGCTCGAAAGCAACAGCCCGCACTGGTATAACGAGCAGATAATCAACGACGAGCGCGTTTCGGTTGAAGCGCGGTCTTGGGGAAGAATTCCGTTTGTTCCGCTTTATAACAACTCTGCACATCAGACCGATCTTTCGCGGATCAAAGGTCTGCTTGACGCATACAACCTGATATCTTCCGCGTCGACGAACAATCAGATAGATCTCGTCGAGCTTTACTGGATGATACAGGGATACGGCGGCGAGACCGCAAAAGCGATACAGCAGAAGCTGCAGATAAACAAGGCGGTGTCAATAAGCGATCCGTCCGGCAAGATAAGCGCGGAGCAGGTCACACTTAATGTCACCGAGCGCCTCGCCTGGCTCGATATGCTGCGCCGGGACATATATCATATCGGACGCGGCATTGATATGAACGATGAAAAGCTCGGCAGTGCGCCGTCAGGCGTCAGTCTGAAATTTCGCTACACTCTGCTTGACCTTAAGGCTGACCCGCTTGTCTCAAAGTTAAAGGTCATGCTGAAAGAGCTGTCATGGTTTATTACGCAGGATATCAACCTGAAGAACGGTACCGACTATGACTATACGCTTATAAAATACGATGTCCACAAGTCGATGATAGTCAATGATGCGGAGACGGTGGACATAATCCAGAAGTCGCAAGGGCTTGTGCCTGATAAGATGCTTTTAGCAAAGCACCCGTTTGTTGATGATGTCGCGCAGGCGTATGAAGAGCTGCAGAAGCAGCGCGAGGAAAACGCAAAGATGTTTATCGGCGACGATGACGACAAGGACGATTCCGAAAAGGATGATGAATAATGCGCTCTGATCTCTATTGGGAGGAGCGGGCACTGCAGCGCGAGGAATACGCCCGACGTGCCTCGACGCGGGCTATAAAGACAAAAACGGTCAAGTTATACGCCAAGGCGCAGAAGGACCTCGACGCCCGCATAAATCGGATATTTTCGCGTTATGCGGCAAACGGCGAATTGACGCCGGAAGAAGCTCGTCGGATGTTGAACACCATAGAAGCGGAAGCGGAATTGGAGGCACTGCGCAAAGAAATCAATAATATAAAAGACCCGGTCATAAAGAGAAAAGCGCTTGCACGTCTCAATGCGCCGGCATACGCCGCGAGAATAAATCGCCTTGAGGCTTTGAAAGCCAATATCGAGACGGAAACTGCATTGCTTGCCGACCGGGAGAAGCGGGAACTCAAGCGGCTGCTTGAAGACGTGAGCGGGGATACATACTATCGCAGCATATATGCCACGCAGATCGGCACGGGATTAGGCTTTGAATTCTCAGCCCTGCCGAAAGGTGCCGTAAACACCATAGTAAATGACCGATGGAAAGGCGCGAATTTTTCCGACCGTATCTGGCAGAACACATCCGCGCTTGCCAACAGCGCATACGGTATTGTGGCGCGTGGGATTATGACGGGAGCGGGTCCGCAGGTAATGGCGCGCCAGCTCGCCGACGCGATGCAGTCCGGAATGTACAGCTCGATGCGGCTGATACGCACCGAGACAAACCGTGTGCATAACGCCGCCGAAAAGGTGGCATACGAAGAGGAAGGCATAACGGAATACAGATTTCTCGCCACCCTTGACGGGCGCACCTGTGATGTCTGCGGCGCGTTGGACGGCAAGACTTTTCCGGTCTCCGAAGCGAAGGAGGGCATAAACTATCCGCCGCTCCATCCGAACGACCGCTGCACTACAACGGCAGTCATAGAGGGACAAAACCGAGCCGAACTCAAACGCAGGGCATTGGATCCCGAGACCGGGAAAACGGTGCTTATTCCGGCAGAAACGACATATGAAGAGTGGCTTGCGGATAATATAAATCCTCTTACCGGGAAGCTTAAATATTATCCGCCCAAGACTTTGACACAAGTGTCCTCCTACAATAGAGATCAGTTCGAACGGTATTCGGCAGTCTTAAAAGAAAATGTGCCGGATTCTCTTGATGAATTCTTAAAAATAAAGTATAATGATCCTGAGAAGTGGAAGACGCTCAAGAGGCAATACCGCTTGGTGAATCAATACAAGATAGATTCAGGCAATTTATCTACTGATGAAATCTTACGGTTTGATAAAAAGGTTATTTATGAAAAAAGACTCCAGTTCACGAACAAATACAAAAGAAGCGGAAACGTTGCCGGTGCATATATCGATGATGATTTTGACAATATGTACTATGCACACAGTGCCATATCCGGAAAAGCAAGTATCGGTGGGTACAAAGGAACTGGAAAATTAGTTTTACTTAAAGAGGCTCGACGTTTTAAATACATTGATGTTCCCAAAACGGATGGAACGATGAGGAAAGAAACCTACAATGACACTGAGGCGAAGCTCTTCGAGTTCTTTGCCGATTTGTATGAAACAAACCCTTTTAAAAAGATATGTATGCTTTCCGAACGTGGAATGTGCGATAGTTGCAAAGGGGTAATGCAGCAATTTAAAGAACTATACCCGGATGTTGAAGTGAATGTTATCTCAAACAAAAGGGTCGAAGGCAATGTTTGGAAGGAAAGGATGAGAAAAAGATGAAGTACGAGCTTGATTATCAGGGAGCAACAGAAATTCTCGAAGACCGTTTAAGCACGGGTATACAGCCGAAAACGGGAGATTTGCTCGAAAACTCATATCTCACAGAATTCGATCAGGATATCCTTGAAGAAGCCGAACGTCTTAACGCGGTACTTCCGCTGATAAAGTGGGAAGTGGACAACAACGATCTCAGCGAAGCCATGAGCGACGAGCTCTATCTCTACTATGAGGATTTGCTCAAAGGTCGCCTTGACGGAATACTGGACGAAGAGGAAGCCCCCATAATCATGAAAGACCTTACCGAGAGCTATATAAAGGCTTTCGGAAAAGATACTCTTGATGAAGAGGATCAATAATAAATAACAAGCCGCCAAGCGAAAGCGAAGCGGTTTTGTCATATTACAACATAATAATTACAGCGTTTTGCAGTCAAATGCAAAGCGCTGTTTTTATATCCAAATTTATCCGCCACCCGGAGCAAAATGGTGTCGCGCAATATTGGGACTGGCCAAGTAAAAAGGGAGCGCGGGAAAGGACAGACATGGACTGGCTTAAAGACATTTTAGGCGACGCACACACCGAGGACATCGACAAGAAGATAGCGAGCTATATCGGCAAGAACTTTGTTTCAAAAGCAGATTTTCGCGCCGAGTCCGATAAGGTCAAGAACCTTGAGGGCCAGATAGCAGAGCGGGACAGTCAGCTTGAAGAGCTCAAAAAGGTTGATACCGCCGGACTGCAGGCTACAATTACACAGCTGCAGAACGAGAACAAGCAGGCTAAGGCTAAGTATGACAGCGATATCGCTGCCATGAAACTTGACTCCGCTATCGATGCCGCTATTACAGCCGCCAAAGGCAAGAACGCAAGAGCTATAAAAGCCTTGATAACACCCGGCAGTGTGAAACTCGACAAAGACGGCAAGCTCGAGGGCTTTGACGATCAGCTCAAGGCAATCAGAGAAAGCGACGCCTATCTCTTTGACAAAGTCGAAACCAGACAGAGGGGCGGAGACCCCGACCACGGCGGCGGAGACCCCGAACCGGGCGAAGCCCCCGAGAACTATGCCGATTATGTGAATTGGCGCAAAAATCAGTAAAAACGGAGGATTTAACAAATGTCAAACAAATTCCTGACTCCTCAGATAGTCGCGAACGAGGCTCTTATGGTGCTCGAGAACAATCTCGTTGCTGCCGACCTTGTCCACAAGGACTATTCCAAGGAGTTCGCACACGTCGGTGATACTATCACCATCCGCAAGCCCGCGAAGTTTTCCGCGAAGAACTTCGTCGGCGAGACCGTAGACCAGAATGTGAACGAGGGCAGCGTCAAGGTGACCCTTGACCATTTCCGCGATGTCACCGTTCCGGTCACTTCCAAGGAAATGACCCTCGACATCAAGTCATTTTCTGAGCAGATCATATCTCCTGCGGTGCAGGCCATATCCCAGGCCATCGACAGCGATATTATCGCCGAAGGCATCGCAAACGCCGGCAACACCGTGAGCGGCACCGCGAACGCGGCCGACCTCAAGGACATTGCCAACATTGCCAAGGCATTTGACCTCAAGGGCGTACCGATACAGCAGCGCAGACTTCTCGTCAATCCGACGCACAAGTATCGCTATCTGACCACGGAAAACCTCTCAAAGGTCGCATATGCAGGCAATTCCGACGCCCTGCGCTCAGCAGAGCTCGGCTCTATCTATGGTCTTGACACCTATATGTCGCAGAATGCCCCCGATACCCTCGCGGCAACTGCGGGCACTGCGACCGCTGCAAAAGTCTCCTGCACCGCCGGCGAGACCAAGGTCGCACTCTCGGATGTCACTGCGGCGACCGGCACCTTTAAAAAGGGCGACGGCTTTATCCTCGACGGCTATCTTTACAGATTTGCCGCCGATGCAACTGCCGCAAGCGGCGCGGTCGCTGAGGTCGCGATAGACCAGCCTATCCATCGCACCATTGCTTCGGATGCGGCGATTAAGGTATATCTCGTCAAAACGACCCATTCCCTCGCATTCCACCGCAACGGCCTTGCACTCGTTACCCGTCAGCTTGAGCTGCCTATGGGCGCGAATAATGCGGCTATTGCGTCGAGCAGGAACGGTCTTGCTATCAGGGTTGTATATGACTACGACATCAAGCACAAGACCGACCGCGTCAGCTTTGATATCCTGTACGGCGTCAAGACCCTTGACAGCGACATGACCGCAAGGCTGGTGGGCTGATATGACAGAGCAGAACAAGGCCGACCTCATAGCCCGGATGCGCGTGATGTTGGGTAAGGAAATGTCGCTGCCGGCTGCCCGGTATCTGCTGGACAGTGTCGAGTCAAAGGTGTTGCGATATACCAAGCGGCGTGAGCTTGTCCCCGGTCTTGATCTGCTTGTGGCAGAGATAGCCGCGCAGCGTTACCGCACGCAGCAGCCGGGCTCTACCGATGCGGCGCAGACCGTTGCAAGCATAACGGACGGCGACCAGAGCGTGAGCTTTAAGCACAGCGACTCAGACCTCGCCACAACGGCGGAACTAAGCGACAGCGAAAAGGTGATGCTCAACGAGTGGAGGAGGCTTTTCTTGTGAAGATCCCTGACGCCTTCAGACGCGCACAGCGCGCCGTATTTCAAGACAAAGCAGTCGAGCACTATAAAGCCGTCAAACAGACGGGAACGCTCGGCAGCGAAACAGTGAAGCCCGCAGAAACACCTGCGGGCTCTTTTACTGTCAACTTCCGACTCGTTACCGACGCTATGCAGGCGCAGGAATGGGGGCTGCAGTGCAACAAAGGCGCCACCTTTTCAACATCCGATACGCTCGCTGTCGAGAAGGGCGACTATGTGAAATACGGTGGCGCTTATTACCGAATCACCGAGATCCAGCCGCACGACAGCCACACGCTGTATCTTTGCAAGGCGGTGAGCCATGAGTATTGAAATTAAGGGTCTCGGCGAGCTGGCTAAAAAGCTCGCAAAGCTCGGCGGCACTGATACCGCTATTTCAAACGGCACGCGCGAGGCGGCGCGAATAGTCAACAACAGCGCAAAAGAGTTGTGTCCAGTAGATAACGGCAATTTGCGCGCGTCGCTGCATACCGACTACAAGCGCGAGGGTAGCAAGCATATCGGCAGCGTATTGACCAATGTTGAATACGCCGCCTATGTGGAATTCGGTACGGGTCCTAAAGGTAACGGCACATATACTTATGAGCTCCCGGGCGGGATCCATTACAAGGCGGACAAGTGGCGCGGCAAAATCCCTGGTGTCGGCTGGCGAATGATAAGCGGACAAAAGGCGCAGCCGTATCTTTATCCTGCGCTTATAAACAATCGCGAGGTAATACTCGAGTGCTATAAGCGCGCGATACAACAGGAAATAAATCGTAAAGGCGGTCAGAAAAATGGTTGATATCGAACAGGTGACTTATGATGTGCTTTCACTCGCCGTACCGGGTGTGAAATGGTCTGCGGAATATCCGCAGAGTTTTGAACGGCACGGTTTGATAAAGCAGATGGATAACTCCGTTAAAATGCCATCCTCTTCGCGTCCGGATCATTTTTCCCGGATCGCCGTGCAGATCCAGGTGTGGATGGCGACGCCGGAGGGCAGAAACGAGGTCGAGAGACAAGTTGACGATGCAATGCTCCGCCTCGGTCTGCTTCGCGGCAGTCCTAACCACCTTGAGGACGAACAGCAGGACGGTACGGTGTTATACCGCACCGTCCTGCTTTATAACGGAGTCTACGACAACAACACGAAGCGGTTTTACCGCAGTTAATAAGGAGGTAAGTACAAATGGAAGATTATCAGACTTCTATAGGCGTGATTCTGAAAATGGGCGCGAGCGCAGAAGCGGCAGCTGAAGTTCCCGGTCTGCTTGATTTTCCCGATATGCTCGGCGAATCGGACAAAATCGACGTGACCACGATGAAGGACACGCAGAGAAAGTATAAGCCCGGGCTTTCCGACCCCGGGGATATGGCGTTTACTTTCGGCTATGAGGGTATGAAGACCGGCACGAACTGGGCGACCCTCAAGGGAGCTAAGGATGCAGACAAGACCTTTATTCTGCTGTTCCCGGACGGTTCCGGTTTCACATGGACAGGCAGAGTGTCACTTTCGATGCCCGGAAAGGGCGTCGCAGAGGCGCTGACCTTTACTGCAAAAATCACTCCATCGTCGGATATAGAGGAATATACCTCGTCCGGCGGCTAAAGAACACATCGGCGGGGGTAACTCCGCCGAAAATTTAAAATAAGGAGACAACAACTATGCTTACTGCGTGTAATGCACCTTTTTATAGATTGACCGCCGGCGAGAAGGAGTACAAGCTCAAGCTCACGACGGCAACGAAAATCGAAGTGGAAGACCGTATAGGCTGCAGCCTGCTTGAAGCTCTTGACAAGCTGGCATACACAAAGGTCTTTGCAGTGACCCTCTGGGGCGCGCTGCAGAAATACCAGGCAAATATGACGCTCCCCAAGACATATGAGCTCATCGATGCGCTTGAAGCCGAGGGCTTTACCCTCGAGGACAGAGCGGACACATTCCTCGGCATTATGAAGGTGTCCGGTTTTTTTACACCGGAACAGATAGCGGACATGGAGCGGGAGGACGAGGAGCAGGAGATAGAGTAATCTTCTCCTCGGCGACCGAGTGGGTTGCGGATCTCAAACCTCGCGCTTTTGCGGTCGGGATAACCCCGGACGAATTCTGGAGCATGTCGGCCGGAGAGGTTGAGGACCTTATATCCGCAAGGCAAAAGGCAGAAAACGAGCGGCGTAAATGGCAGTTACAGCTGATATGGAATCTCGGGCAGCTTGATTCTTTCGCGTTTAACGACCCGAAAAAATATCCTGCGCTTGAAAAGGCGTTCCCGTCAGCTTTCGGCATGCAGCAAACCGGGTGGATGGTAATCAAAGCTCGGATGTCCGCTTATGCCAAATCAAAAAACGCCGCAAGGCACAGGGCAGGTGAGAAAAATGACGATTGAAGAACTGCAAGTGCTGATTACAGCAAACACCAAGGACTTTAACGCCAAGATCGATAAGGCGAACAAGAGACTGGGGTCGCTTGAACAGCAGGCAACGCGCACGGGAGCGGGTGTCGGAAAGCTTTTTACAGGCATAAAAACTACCGCTGCCGTTGCGGCCATACAGAAAGTAGTAAGCGAGGTCAAGAAGTTGACGGACGCATATGCGGAAAACGAAGCCGCGCAGATGGGCTTGTCGAGCATATTGACCGCGCAGGGAAAAGACCTGAACGCCGCGAAAGCGTGGCTTAAATCGTATACCAAAGACGGTCTTATCCCGATGATGGACGCCTACACCGCGTATAAGAGCCTCGCGGCGACAGGGTATTCCGACGAGCAGACACAGTCCATACTGACTAACCTTAAAGATTCGGCGGCGTTTAACCGTCAGGGCAGTATGACGATGGGCGAAGCTATAAAGAGTGCAGCCGAAGGTATCAAAAACGAAAACAGCATTCTTGTCGACAACGCCGGCGTTACAAAAAACCTGTCCGTTATATGGGACGAATACGCGGCATCGATAGGCAAGACTGCAGCAACGCTGACCGACGCAGAAAAGCGCATAGCCACGACACAAGGCATCATGCGGGAGACGGCATTCCAGACCGGGGATGCCGCGAAATATGCGAACACCCTCGCAGGAGCGCAGGCTGCTTTGAAAGCTCAGACAAAAATGTTGTCAAGTGCGCTCGGGTCAATGTTTGCGCCGGCTTTGCAGCAGTGTATCCCGCATGTTACGGCGTTGCTTGAAAGATTGACCGCGCTCGCCGAAAAAGCCGGGCAAGTCATGGCTATATTGTTTGGTACGTCAAGTGCAACAAGCCGGACATCGTCAAATACCTCCAAGCTCGCCAACAGTACACAGCAAGTGTCCACAAAACTCGGCAGTGCGGCGAAAAGGGCGAAGGATTATAAAAACGCTTTGCTCGGCATCGATGAAATCAATCGTCTCGGAACGCCGGACACCGGATCTGATAGCGGCAACGGCGGCGGAAGCAGCACAACGGTATCGAGCGGAGGAAACAATTTTAAGAGCCCATTTTCCAACGCTGACAGCGTTATTGACCCGAAGCTTGCAGAGCGCGCAGAGGAGCTGAAGCAGAAGCTTAAAAAGGTGAAATCCACAGTCTCGGCGCTTGAGCCGGTGATAAAGGGAGTTGCAGCCGGCGCGGCCGCCGCTTTCGGCGTAAAGGTGCTGCGCAAATGGTACTCCGGCGCAAAAGGTGTGTGGAATAGCTTTAAGGGGCTGAGAGTTGTCTCTACTTTTACCGAGAGTTTTTCTTGGATAAAGGAGACCGGAGGAAGCACAGCGCAGGCGTTAGGCTATGGATGGAAGAAAGCCGCGGGTGCCGCCAAAGACAGCTTGGAGCAGTTCCGAGCGGGTTTGTCGGCAACTCAAAAAGCCATGATAGGCGCGGCAGGATTCGCAGCATCGCTGGTGATGGCAAAGTCCGCTTTTAAGGCACTCGGCGCGGGCGCAGAAGACGCCAAAGCCAAACTGGCGGTTATGGCAGTAGGACTTACTGCCGTTGCAGTGGCTATGTATGCGGCGTTGGGTCCGGCCGGACTGGTCGTCGCGGCAATTGGTGCAATCACGGGAGCTATCATAGGTTTTGAACAGGGTGCAGATGAACTTGCAGAAAAGACCTACCAATCCTCCGATGCCTATAAGGTGTTATCAGAAAACATTGCGGCCTCTGAGGCGATTATCCAAAGAACAAAAGAAAATATGGACGGTCTTAATCAGAAGATAGAGGGGCTGAACACTGTCAGCGCGGAGTACGGCGCAGTTAAAATGCTCACCGACGAGATATATCAGTTGAGCGAAAAGTCAAATAAGTCCGCCTATGAAATGGACTTGATGCGCGTCAAGGTTGACACCCTGAATGCCATGAATATCGACGGATTGCATTTGAGTATCGACGAGACCAAAGGCGTGGTTGTGGAGACTAAGGACTCAATTTACGGAGTCATAGAGGCTTTGAAGAAACAGGCTGAAATGGCTGCAATGCAAGACATTCTTACTGAATCATACAAAGCCTTTTATCAAGCAACAATTGACAACAAGACGGCGACTGACAATTACAAGGTTGCGTCAGATAGGCTTGCCGAGGCACAAAATAAGCTGAACGAAAAGGCGGCAGAACTTGACAAGAAAAATCAGGGCGTATCAGATGGCCTTCGTGATGTCGCGAACTGGATATCGCAAAAGCTTAGTCCGGAATATCGAGCGCTTAAAAAAGAAGTCGAACATGCCGAAGACGCTTTAGAGCAGTCGCGCAAAGCTATTAAGAACACATCGGCTGCAATGGACGACGCAAGCAAAAAGACTAAGTATTATTCGGATCAGCTCGTCAAGCTTAAAAATAACATCAACAATATAAACGGTGTAAGCTGCGATGTGACAGTAAAAACCCGATCTACCGGGGCACAGCAGTATGCATCCGGCGGATATCCTGATACCGGACAACTCTTTATTGCCCGTGAGAGCGGACCCGAGATGGTTGGACAAATCGGAGGCAGGACAGCAGTTGCCAACAACAGCCAAATTGTGGACGGCGTTTCGTTGGGTGTTGAGCGCGGTGTCGAAAGGGCTATGGAGAGAAGCAATGGCGGAACCGTAACGATTGTCGTCATGAACGAGCGCGGCGATATTGTAAACGAGCTTAGAAATGTCAATATGCGCGCCGGTAAAGTAATCGTTCCGATAAACGAATAAAAGCCCTCTTGATTGAGAGGGCTTTTCCTTTGTTGTAACATTGCGTCAGTCTACTTTTTCGCCAAGTGCTCTGGAAATCTGCAAATATTGTCCATCTTGGACAGTGATATATGCATTGTTGCTGAAGTTATCGTTGGCAACGATGTTGTCGCTGTAATTGTACGAACTAGACAGCACGGCGTAATAACCGTCGTTTCCCACCTCAGCGGCAACGAGCTTGTACTCTCCGGCAGGAAGATCCTTTCCAATCTTGTAAATCCCTTCGAGCACGGCGGAACTGTTGAAATGCATATCTGGAGCTTTTTCCGACGGACACATTTCCGCTCGCGTAATCTCTATATACTCGCCGTTTTTGACGGTGACATAAACCCAAGTGTCAAAGTTTTCATTAAAGATAATCGAATCTCCGGAACTGTCGGACGACACGCAAAAATATCCCGAGTAGTCTTTTTCTGTTGCGATTATCCAGTATTCTCCGGCAGGAATATCTTTTCCGACCTTGTACATTCCCTCGCCGTAATGGTCATTCGGCAAATCGACTTTGCTGATATCGTTCGAAGTGGTGGACAGTGAATCGGTGTTTGCCGAATTGCCGCATCAGCAAAGCCCAATCAGCAAAACACCTGCGATAAGTAAAGCAATGAATTTTTTCATCAGAATTTCTCCTTTTTCTTTTTAATTTATCATGTTTTATTTTTTATGTCAAGAAAGAAGGTGGAACAGCAGTGGCAACCGCTTTTAATCCCGGCGACAATCCGATAGCTACCGTGGACGGCGTAACTATGCCGGTATATCCTGACACAGAGGACGGATATAAATGGGAGCTTGAGGACGCTTCGGCCAGCGACGCAGGGCGTACCGAAGATGTCGTTATGCACAAAAAACGCATAGGACAGACCGACGCGGTAACGCTTAAATTTTCCGGGTTGTCCATAGCGAACGCGAGCAAGATTCTGAAAATGTTCAATCCGGAGTATATAACGGTCAAGTACTTAAATATGCTCGAGGGCGGATATGTAACAAAAGAGTTTTATGTCGGCAACAGAAGTGCGCCGCTGTACAACAGCAGTCTGAATGTTGTTGACAATGTGACCTTTAAAATCGTGGCGCGAAAGGGGTGATGTTATGTATCCAATAACTTCTGCCGGGCTTGCGGCTCTGCGAGAGGATGTGGTGCAGTCAGTCAATATTCTCTGTACGCCTACCAAAGGCATGGCATTTAATATCACCGACAAAGACATTATCGGCGCGGTAACGGTGGACTGGTCGAGTGTCACGGGCAGCAAGCTTGATTTGGGCTCGGCGTGTATGTCAGAGATGAGTTTTACTCTTGAGAATACCGACGGCGCGTTTGACGACAAGGTGTTCGAGGGCGCACAGCTGTATGTCACTACAAGCTTTTCAACGGGCTCGACAACGGAGACAGTGCCTATCGGCTATTACACGGTGGACAGCCCTCCGCGCAAGCTCAGAAGCATCAAAATAACGGCTTATGACCGCATGGCGAAGTTCAACCGAGCCTATGATACTGAGCTTGCCTATCCTGCAACACTGTATCAGATAATCGCCGATGCCTGTACAAAATGCGGGGTGTCGCAGAAACTCCCGACGAACACTTTGCATCGGGGTGTGTCGATACCAAAACGCCCGGAGGCGGACAATCTGACCTATCGTCAGGTGCTTGTCTGGGCTGCGGAGCTTATGGGCGTGAGCCTGTATATCGACTATGATGGCAAGCTGACAGGCGGGTGGTATGCGACAAATGCCAAGCACACGGTTATAAAAGCTTCAGATCGCTTTACTTCCGGCAATACAGACTTTGCCGAAAATAACATCGTGTTTTCCGGCGTGCGCATCGTCGGAAACGACGAGAACAAGACCGAATACCTCGCGGGCACAAAGGACTATGCCTTTAACATTGAGGGCAATCTCCTTGCGCAGAGTGATATGAATCTCAGCACACTGGCGACGGAACTCAAAACCGCGCGATGCAGTCTTACATACACGCCTATGTCCTGCACTACACACTCTTTCCCGCACCTCAGACCGCTCGATGTGATGAACTTTGAGACGGCTCAGGGGACGAAGAAAGTCGTGTTGACAAATGTCAAGTGGCAGTCACAGAACCGCTGCACGAAGCTTGAGGGCAAGGGCGAAACGGCAACGCAGTCGGGATATGCCACAATGGGCGCGTTTACACCGAAGCAGCAGGCGGTACTCGAGCAGACCCGCGCCCAACAGGTAGCGCAAATCAACGACTACGAACAGGCGACCCTCGCGCTGAACGAGACCATCGCAAACAGCATGGGCTTATATGTCACGCGTAAAGCGGACAGCAACGGCGCGGTTATAACCTATTACCATGACAAGCCTACGCTCGAGGGGAGCAACACTATCTACTGCCGCAACGCCGGCGGTTATGCCTGGACTAATAACGGTTGGAACAACGGATCCCCGAACTGGGAGTACGGTGTATCAAAAGACGGTGACGCGGTTATCCGAAGCATTGCCGCGAACAAAATATCCGCGAGTTATATCACTACGGATATCCTCTCGTCGCCGACCGGGAAGTTTTCCTTTAACTTGGACACGGGAAAGATTATTGCGTCCGACGCAGACCTTACAGGTGTCTTTTGTGTTAAAGGCTCAAAATACAACCTTAAAATAATCAATACAAGCAGGTACGTATCGTTAGGAATAAGCCCTCTACCTGTACTCGGATTAGAAAGAGAACTTGGCGAAACAAAATCGGGTTTTATCGGATTTGTTGACAGCCAGACTTTCCCCTTTTCGAATTTGACGTATGACATTTGCATTGACAGCACAAAAGGCGTGCGTATTGACAGCGGTGATGCTTACACGGACGTTGTGTGCAAAGAGGATAAGGGCTTTCGCGTTCGTAGTGCGGAAAACAAATTCGGCTCGTCGAGCGAGTATTTTGTTGTAACGAAGGGCAAAACGGCGGCAAGTGGAACGCTTGTGTCAAATAGTTTTGAAACCAACACGTTCGCAGGATTGCAACACTATCGTAGGTTATCGGACGAGGATGCTTTTAATGTGTGCCGGGTGGACTTCGGGTTGGGCATTCCCAAAACTAACACTCCATCGGGAGCGATAGAGGTACGAAATAAAGACAGCGAAGTAACAGCAAGACTTGACCTTTATCAGCCGAGAGCGGGTGAAGTTACGTTGAAATTAACAACCAGCGATAACAAGACCGCGCTCTTGTTCGTGAACAATAACGGTCTTTATGCGCAGTTTGGTAGCAACCCAGCGAAACTGCTCACGTAAAAACACTTGATTAATAGGTGGCGACAACATGACAAAATTAAAAATCAATCAAAAGCTCGCGGAGCTTAGAGCGCAGGGCGAAGCTCTACAGCAGAACAACTCTCAAATAATGCAGCAGCTCGAAGTCAACAAGGTCGAGCTTGCGAAAATCTGCGGCAAAATCGAACTGTTGTCCGATATGCTCTCAGAGCTCGAAAAAACGCCCGTGGAGGGCGAGAACGAGGAGGCGGAAAAGAATGCAAACGAGAACGATAACGGTTGATTATGCCCGCCCGCGCGGGTATGACGTTGGATATCGAGCCGAAAATAACTTTACCTTGCTTGCTCTGCCTATCCCGGCAGAGCTTGAGGGCGCGGACAGCTACAGAGTCTATTTTGAATCAACAGTTGGCGAGTATTTGCAAACTGAGCTGTTGACTCCTACGGACGGCTATGTGACGGTCAAAATAACGAGCGATATCGTGCCCGAGCCCGGGAATATGGCGGCGCAGCTTGTCGCATTCAGAGCGGGTGAGATAGTCGGCTATGCGCCGATGATAACGGGCACGGCCAAAGTGTCAATCCCCGACGGTACAGAGCGGTTGAGTCACAGCCTTGCCGCCGAGATAGCTCTTAACACTGCCGCACGGCACAGCCATGATAACAAGTCGGTCATTGACCTGTTGACCGCCGATGACACTGGCACGCTGCTATACGATGGCAAGGTTATAGGTGGCGGAGGTTCAACAGGGTCAGAACTTTTTATTGTTAATGTGCAGGCGCAAAGCGGGGCAGATGCATATACGATTACTTCCCATGACAAGACCTACGCGCAAATAGATGAGGCTTACAAAGCGGGCAAGCAAGTTTTGGTAGTTTCGACAGACGGAACTGATCAATATTTGCTTCCATTAACTATACGGTTTGAAGATAGTTATGAGTTTATATTGTTTGACGGCAATACGGGATTTATTATAGATGCCGATAAGCAAGATAGTTGGACAGTTAATTTTATAAACATGGATGCTTCTGTTGTAGGTTTTTCATCAACTCTTGAAACTTTCCCGTCTAATATTAATAAAGTATCCAGCGCTTTAGATTGGCTTATACAAAAAGCCCACGAGCATAGTAATAAGTCTGTACTTGATGGTCTTTCTGATTCTAATGGGGTTCTTACGTATAATGGCAACCTTATAACCCCTCAAAAGATCTCTGAAGGCTCAAACATAACCCTCACCGACAACACCGAGTACCGCCTCACCGATGTCACGACCTTGAATCTAAGCTATCCGGAAGGTGCCTTCGAGTGCTGGATGCGCCTGACCTTTGCCGAGAGCGGCAATATCACCGTCACTCTGCCCGCCGACACCAAATATATCGGCACAGTTCCCGATTTCAAAAACGGCGAGACGTGGGAGCTCAGCTTCAAGGACAAGGTTCTGGCGGCTCAGAAGGTCGGTGAGGGCACATGAACAGGCGCAGATTTATATGGCAAGAGGCGGAGACGCAGAGCGGACTGCCGGTGGGCTATACCGCAGTCGATTATTTGCAGTCCTCGGGCACGCAGTGGATAAACACCGAAATAACACCTTCTCAGGATACAAAAGTAATTATAAAATTTATGGCTAATGAATGGGGGTATGAGAGCTTAATAGGCGGACGAGCTACCTCAGACTCAAATGACCAATTTACTACTTATTTTGATGCCGCTTCAAATGGTAGGTTCTTATTTCGGATGGATGGAATGTCATCAGCCGTAACTTATATAGGCTTTAAATTAAAGACTATTTATATCGCCGAGCTTTCGGGCACAAAAATGGAATTTATGCTCGAAGATGGTACGATTTCTTTTACCAGTGGAGTTACAATATCTGACTTTTCTTCCACTGTACCTATGCTTTTGTTTAAAGCGCAAAATGTTGGCGGTACGGGTTTATATGGAAAAGTTTATTCTTGTAAAATTTATCATCAAGATAACCTTGTAAGAGACTTTCAGCCTTGCCTTGATACAGAGGGCGTGCCTTGTATGTTTGATTTGGTTTCTCGAAAATCTTTCTATAATGTAGGCACAGACTCTTTCACATGGGGGTGATTAAATGATATACGGAAAACTTGTGGACGGCGAGCTCAGAGGAGCGCCGCGACCGATAAAAACGGCGGACGGCGACGTGTTTACAAACGACCCGGATTTGCTTTTGCAGTACGGCTATAAGCCGATAATTTTAACGGACAGTCCGTCCGACGGGAAGAGCTATGTTGGCTCATGGACGGAGACGGAAACAGAAATAACGCAGGTGTGGACGGAGCAGCCGCAGACGGGCGAAGCGACCCCCGAGCAGATGGAGACGGCACTACATCAGATAGGAGGCGCGGTCGATGAAAATCAGTGAAGTTAATAACATCGTCGAGAAGTCAACGGCCAAGATAATAGAAGCGGCCGAGGTCAGGGCGGACTTGCTCGCGGTAGCTGCGCACATCCCAAAGGGACAGCGCAAAAAATACGGCGCCGAGCTTGAGCGCATATTGGCAAAATATGACGGTTGACGGGGAGGTATAATGTGAAAATCTGTATTTCGATAGGGCACGGGGAGGTGGTTAAATGGGTGGTGTGAACATCTTCTTAACGGTATTGAGCGTCGTCAGTACCGTGTGTGCGATCATCTTCGGATATTTAGCCCACAAGCGTAGTGAAAAGCATGATATCAAAGGCGAGGGCGAGAAGGACGGCACTATATTGACCGAGCTCGGTTACATAAAAAGCGGCGTCGACGATATCAAGCATAAGCAGGAAAAGCAGGACGATCAAATCAGCAAGGTTCTTGAGCGTCTATCCTATGTCGAGTCGTCCGCCAAACAGGCGCATCACAGGATCGATACGATCGAACAGCAGCTTTATAAAAAATAAGGAGGTTATTTCATGTTTGCAGAATTTTGGTCGGAGTACGGTATGACACTGATTTACACGGTTTTGACAGCCATCCTCGGTTTTGTCGGTATAGCGGTGAAGAAAATCATCGCCAAATTTACCACGGACAAAACCAAAGAAGCGGTGGTAAGAACCTGTGTAAACGCCGCAGAACAGCTGTATAAAGATTTACACGGGGCTGAAAAGCTTGCAAAAGTTAAGGAAAACATTATTGAAATGCTCAATGAAAAGGGCATAACGATTTCCGAAATCGAAATGGACATGCTCATCGAAGCGGCGGTTGCGGAGATCAACAAGCAGCTTAAAAAGGAGAGCGGTAAAAATGACAAAGACTAATACCGGGCTTGTGTCGTATGCGAGAGCAAATCTCGGGAATCCGTACTGGTACGGCACCTTCGGGCAGACCGGAACGCAGGCGTTGCTCGATTCAAAGCGCCATCAGTACCCATCCTTTTACACCAACGCCAGATATGCCGAGTGTAAGAAAGATGTCGGCAAAAGGGTGCATGACTGTGTCGGACTCGTTAAAGGCTATCTGTGGAGCGACGGCAGCACGGCGGCGCCTAAATATAATGCCGCGCAGGATGTGTCGGCTAACGGTATGCTTTCAAGGTGCGTTGAGCACGGAAACATAGGCAAACTCCCCGAAATACCCGGTATTCTCGTGTTCATGGACGGCCATGTCGGGATCTATGAAGGCAACGGATATGTAATAGAATGCACCGTGAGCTGCGGCGGAGGCGTTGTGAGAACGGCTCTGCACAGTCGACCGTGGGTGCATTGGGGAAAGTGCCCGTGGATAACCTACGCGAGTGCGAGTGCTCCGCAGAAGAAACCGACGGCAACATCGAAAATTGCTGTCGGTGATAAAGTGAAAATAACCGGAAGTATCTATGCAACCGGGCAGCGTATTCCTGCTTGGGTAAAGCTGCGCAGACATACCGTGAGCAAGATACAGGACAATAAGGCACTGCTGAGAGAAATCAGCAGCTGGGTATATCTCAAGGATATAACCGTTGTATCGGCTTCTAAAAAAGGAATCGCCGTCGGCAGCACAGTTACTATCAAAAAGGGCGCAGTTTACGGGGGCTTGAGCGGCACAAGAGGAAAGCTTGTTCCCGCTGCTCAGCTTGCACCGACAAAACACAAGGTATCAAAGATACAGACAAACAAAGGCGTAAAAGAAGCACTGCTCAGCGACATATCGTCGTGGGTTGCGGTTTCAAACCTTACGGAGGTATAATATATGATAACAGCAATCATCTATAATCTGCTGAATTTGCTCGGGCTTTACGGCGCTTGGGCGGTCGTGCAGATCCTCAAGATTTTCGGCGCGATTTAAAACACAACCGGGCAGGGGATTTTCCTCTGCCCGGCTTTCTGCTTTATAAAGTGCGCAGCCCTCGGTCAGACCGAGAGCCGCGTGAAATAGGATATAGAGCCGGAGGCTCTTTAAGTGCATTATAGCACAATTCTTTGTAATTGCAATAGAAAAGTGTTCACAATTTGTTCCCAACCGTTAAAAAATCAGCTGTTTTGAGGACGTATGAGAAAAATGCGTGGCTCTGCCATGAACAAAATTAAAATCCCGAAACTGTTATATATCAACGGTTTCGGGATTTCTCTTTGGTGATCCATCGGAGATTCGAACTCCGGACACCTTGATTAAAAG